AACTCGGCAAGAAAGAATATAATCTGCTTCTTCTTCGCGCCGAGCAGAGAGGCCATCACGATAGGTTTATTGAAAAAGAATTGTGTAAGATGTTTAGGAAAGAGTTATTCTTGGCATTAAGTTAAATCTATACAAAACTATGGAAACAATAAAATTAAGTTTTATTGTAGGAGTTATCACCGCTCTTTTGGTCGTAGGAGCGATTGCAATTCCTTTGGTGAGGTTGTATTATTAAGGTATTGTATGGTGTATTATCTTTTTGGAGTTTTGACAGGAATGCTTGTTGCCATGATTATTTTTATGGTTGCTTTGCGGGCAAAACCAAAAATTGAACGAATGGCGCATCAATTACAATCAGGTTTTCAAGAAAGAGGCAAGATCATTGAGCCAGAAAATGAAGAATTGCAAAATTGGGTGGATTCATTAAAAAATGAATGAAATGCTGGGACTGCGGTAAAGAAGTTGCGGAGGGGATAATTCGATGTGACAACTGTGTTGATGCATGGGCACCGCCCCCCTCAAAACCCATAATGGGCAAATGGTCACGACGCGCCGACTTAGAAAGACAAACTCATGCGGCAGATATTTTGCAACCCCAAGATAAGTACGGAAGAATAAATAAAGATTTTGTAAAGATGTATGGCACGAAAACAATCGAAAAGGAATTTAAGGTAAAAAGAAGTGATATTTTCAAAGAAGTTGAACGATCACGGATACTATGAGCACAGACCTCCAGAAGAATCTCGCAAAAGAGATAATAGCTAATGCTGCGCGAAGGTCTAAAAAGAACAAAGGAGAGTTGGTGGAATTGGGTGGGTATAGTAAGACGGTCGCCATAGCAAAGCCGCAAGCGATTATTGACCAAAAAGGAGTGCAAGAAGAATTAGCTATTGCTGGTTTCACAGAAAAAAACGCAAAGACTGTAGTGAGTGAAATTCTCCTCAACAAGAAAGTAAAACCAGATACACGCATCAATGCGGCGAAAGAAGTATTCAAAGTCGAAGGTTCATACGCGCCAGAGAAATCACAAACATTGCGTGTCAATATAAACGCGACGGATGCTGGTAAAAAACTTACAGTATTAGCTGTGCGTGTTAGAGAACAAATGAGAAAAGAGTTAACTCAAAAAATATATGAAAGGAATACGAGGAAAGCATCGCGCGGAAGCGACTAATTATGAAGCAAAAACCCGGAGAAGATTTACCTTTGCAATTATCTAATCTCGATATTCATTTGTGGATTAGATTGCATGAAATCAAGAATGAAGCAGGTAATCCGCTTGATTTCAGAGACCATCTTTTTCTCTTTGATATTTATTCAGACCAATCACCGAAGTTAGTTTGTTACAAAGCAGCGCAAGTGGGATTTACGACGATGGCGCTGCTAAAAAGTATTTGGCTTGCAAAAACGCAGAAGATGGATGTGATTTATACAATGCCATCTGTGACAGACATTCGGGAAATTATTGGAGGGAAACTTAATCGTTTGATTACCAATAACCCTATATTATTATCTTATGTCAAAGACAAAGACGCAATCGAACAGAGACAATTCGGAGAATCAATTATCTACTATCGTGGGACATGGAGCGAAAAAGCGGCCATCGGGGTCTCATCAGATCTCAACATCTACGACGAGGAGGACAGGAGTAAACAAGATGTTATCCAGCAATATAGCTCACGTCTCCAGCACAGCGCCAGAAAATGGGAATGGCATTTTAGTAATCCTTCCGTGGAGGGGAATGGAGTTAGCAGATATTGGGGGATTTCAGATCAAAAGCATTGGTTCATCAAGTGCGGAAATTGTAGTAAAGAACAGTTTCTTTCTTGGCCTGATTCAATTTCCAAAGAACAGAAAGAGTTTATATGTAAATTTTGTGGTCGAGGATTAACGAGAGAAGAAAGGCGAGTTGGAAGATGGGTACAAAAGTTTAAGAGCAAAGAGTTCAGTGGCTATTGGATCAGTCTCTTAATGGCTCCGTGGATTACGGCAGATGAGATAATCAAATACCATGAAACGAAAAGCGCCGAGTATTTCAGTAACTTTGTACTTGGACTCCCGTATGTTGGGGAAGGCAACCAAGTTACGCCCGATATTATTTATCGGAACTGTACGCCGGACATCAACTCGCAAGATCGCGTTGTCATTGGATGTGATTCTGGCCTTAAAAAACACTATGTATTGGGTAATAAATACGGAATCTTCTATGCAGGAATTGCGAACGATTGGTCAGAAATTGAAGGATGTCTCGCAAAATATGAACGCTCAATCGTAGTGATAGACGCTTTACCAGATTTAACTGAACCGCGAAGATTGAGAGAAAAGTATCCGGGGAGAGTATTTTTATGCCATTACGCTAGAGATCGCAAGACATTTCAGATAGTGCGTTGGGGAAAGGGAGAAGAAGCGGGGAATGTGATTGTGGATCGCAACCGAATGATACAAATAGTGATTGATGATTTTGCGAATAAGAAAATCCCTCTGCAAGGGACGCAGGATGATTGGACTGAATATGCAAGTCATTGGGACACACTCTATAAAGTTACCCAAATTGATGCCCTAGGCGTTCCACAGTCAGTCTGGGAGACAAGCAATGGAATGGATCACTGGGTACACGCAACCTCATATTGGCGTGTGGGAATGGATAGATTCAAGAACGATGGCGGCAAGATATTCACAGGAGAACCAATGAATTTTCCTGTTGGAACGAGTATTGGAGCAGACCTGAAAATGCCGTGGATGCCGCCACGGAAGTTTATTTATCCTGAATCCAATGACGCAGAGGATTGGCGAGTTAATTAAAGTTGAACTCACACCCAAAGAAGCAGAGTTTTTTGTCGCTTTCAGGATTGCTAAAATCTTTGAGATTCAGTCAGCACGGGTAGAGGTAAATATCCATAATAACCAAGTACAAAATATCTATATTCACTCCAAAGTATTTGAACACTTGACAGATTTTTGTTAAGTTCTAGTATGTAGGTAACAGCTCTAATCTGTACCACTGACGAGCGAACGCATTTTTTGCGTCCGCTCTTTTTGTTTTTATGTCTTTGCTTGACGCATTTTATTCACTCGCACAATTCACAAATAAAGTTAGCGACTCTGATGAGAGTATTGTTTCTGATCTATTGCCCGAATTAGAGTTGTCAATGGATGATACTGAACTGATTGAACTGAAACGTAATTGGCTGAAACAATGGGAACCCTACAAGAAAGAAATTGAGAAGAAGCAAATTGATAATGAAAATTATTGGATTGGCCAGCAATTCGCGATAGGCAAAGACACACGCCCACTCGTTGACAATTTGATCTTTGAATCACTGGAAACTTTTTTGCCGATTGCCACACGTTCTAAAGCTGATCCTGTGGTTGAGTCAGATAATACCGAGGGAGGGAATGCGTTGGCGGAGAAAGTGCGTAAGATGCTGATATATATTACTGACATCCTTTCTTACAATCTTAAAGTAAAACAAGTCGCGAGATACTGGGCGTTATATTTTCTCGGCGCAATGAAAGTTGGCTGGTCAATGAAAGAAAATGATATTACATGTGTTGCAATTCGTCCACAGAAATTTATTTTAGACCCCAAAGCTACGATTGAGAACGGGGAGTACAAGGGTTATTACATTGGAGAAGAATTGGAGGATATGGCATCTGATCTTGTCTTGCGGTTTCCGAAAAAAGATAAGTTTATCACAGACAAAGTACAACAGAAAATGGGAACCACTTTGCAGTATGTGATGTGGACGACGGATGAATATGTGTTTTGGACATTGGAAGATGAAGTATTGGCTAAAAATAAAAACCCTCATTGGAATTATGAAACAACACAACCTTTACCTGCCGATCCTTTTACCGGCCAGCCACCGGTGGATGAACGAGGACAAGTTAAGATGCAAAAAGTGCCCGGCAAGAATCATTTCAAAAATAAGAAGAAACCTTATGTTTTTCTTTCTGTTTTTAATTTAGGCAAACAACCTCACGACAACACTAATCTTGTTCAACAAAATCTTCCTTTGCAGGATTTAATCAATAAACGATTAAATCAGATTGATAAAAATGCTGATAATGCTAACGGAGGATTAGCGGTGTCGGGGGATGCGTTTACCGAAGAACAGGCAAGTAAGGCCGCAAAAGCCAAGCGTGCAGGGGGAGTAATTTGGGTGCCAACAGGACCAATAGATGCGGCGGTCAAAAACCTGTCGGGCGAGTCATTGCCGAATTTTATTTATGAATCTCTTATAGACTATCGAAACGAACTGCGGAATATCTTTGGTACAAGAGGTTCAACGCCGCAAGGCACAGTGAATGAACAGACTGTCCGGGGAAAGTTAATTATTAAAGGACAAGATTCTGATCGTATCGGCGGAGGAATCTCGGCATATTTGGAGCAATTTTCGGATAACATATTTAATTGGTTTGTCCAATTGATGTATGTCTACTATGACGAACCGCATTTTGCCTCAATTTTAGGGAAAGAACGTACTAGAGAATACATCCAATTAGTAAATAGTGAATTTGGTAAAACGAAACTATTGGTTGGGGTCAAAGAGGGTTCAATGATTCCGCATGATCCTATTAATAAGCGGAACGAGGCAATTGATTTATGGACAGCGCAAGGCATAGACCCGATTACGTCTTTCGATCGTTTAGAATTTCCTAATCCAAGAGAGGCCGCCAAGAATCTGTTTTTGTGGAAAGCCGATCCGATTGCCCTTTTTCCCGATTTACAGCAAGCCCAGCAACAGCAACAGGTCATACAGCAACAACAAATGGCACAACAACAGCAGAGTCAAGTCCAAGAACAGCAAAAGGTCGAGCAACAAAAATCCCAGCAAGAACACCAACAAAAACAGCAACAGATTTTATTGCAGGGTTTAATTAAACAACCTGTAAGATAATACCATTAAGATAATATGCCCGCATTTCTTGAAAGAAAGTTGAAAAAAGAGTATCCGAATAATCCCGTCGCAGTATATGGAACGATGAACAAAATTGTAGCGATGCGCGGGAATAAAGAGACAGCGAAAGGCCGAATGATGACCAAAAGGCATCAAGCTGACGCTCTAAAAAGAAAAATGATGTGAGCCGTGTTCAAACTACAACTCAATCCCGTTTTGCGCTTAGTCCTGAAGATAGAAATAGATTTGCCAGAAATCCTCTGCCCCTTAGCAACAAAGAAGAAAGAGCGCGAATAGCCAGAAAGTATCAAGGGGCTAACTTTCTCAAACTAGATACTAAAAGTAACCAAGCGAGCGCGTTAAAAAGAGCGATTAAAAAATAAATAGATGGGTTTTCGCTCGGCGGTTTCCTTCCAAAAAACAACCTGCGAAAAATATGCCAACAGTAGATGAAATTCTAGGCGATATTCCCAAAGAAGGTTCAGATGCCTTCGAGGGACTGGAGAAGGAAACTCCATCGGACTCGCCATCCGAGAAAAAACCAGAAGAGGACAAGCCAGTGGAGGGCGAGAATACTCCTGAAGATAAACTGCCTTTTCATAAGCACCCTCGTTGGATCGAAAGAGAA